CTTCCGGGCCCCCTACTGCGGCGCACTAATCTCTTTGAGGCTCCCTTATGACTACTCCTGCAGTTGCTCGTTTCGTCGATACCAATGGCGATCAGTTTACGCACTACTTTGACGGGAGCTCTGCTCCTGTCACTAGTATTTATCGTAGTACTGATTGCGAGGTACGTCCGGAATCTGCTCCTGCTGGCCGTCTTGGGCGCTTTAAGTTATGTGCTGATTGGTATCATAATATGATACTGTATGACATTCAACAGAGTGTCATACGCTGGGGATCTGATTCCCAGAACCAGAACGTGACTAGTGGCTGCGTATGGTCGGGTCCACTTCGTGTGGCCCCGATTATGCCAGACTCTAACATGATAAATGCGTGTTTAATCAAGGCACTTAACAAACTGAAGAAACAAGATGTCCACGCTGGAAACTTCGTGGCTGAATTTCACCAAGTTATTTCGATGTTTACCGGTCATGTCACCAATATCGCTAACCAGGTGAAGCGCTTTAGGGCAAGATGGCCTAAAGACTTCGCTGCTGCTAAGCGTTTGATGACTGGCGATTTACGTCGATTTAAATGGTGTGAAATTCCCAATAGATGGCTTGAACTTCAGTATGGGTGGAAACCCTTAATGTCAGACATCTATGGTGGAATGCAGCACTTAGCAAAGAGAGCTGAGAAAAACTCAACTCTTAATGTGACTGTGCGTTCATTTCATGAGGATGTTGTCTATGATCAGAACCTGTTCTCTGGTGCTGGTCTAATGACACTAGAAGCACATTGGTTGAATCAGCGCAAGGTTAATATTTTCCTTGTTTATGCTAAGACTGATGTGGTTCTAGCTGAGCTGTCTTCACTGGGCCTTATCAACCCAGCGGAGATAGTATGGGAGACCACCAGATTCTCGTTTGTTGTTGACTGGTTTGTTCCTGTCAGCAATTGGCTTAGTGCTGTCACAGCCGACACTGGTTTTGAATTTATCAGTGGAGGCCAGGCAGTTAAAAGCAAGAGAATCTTTAATCGCAGTACCCTGCATAGTATGGGCTCTACGCCCATATTTTACTACGGATCCTTACAGGTTCGTGGTAGGGCCGAGTATTACACTCGGACATGTTACGCAGGTACCCCGTTTCCGGGACTCTACGTTAAGAATCCCCTTTCGTTTGAGCACGCAGCGAACGCCTTAGCGTTGCTAGCTCAAGCATTCCGATAAGGTATCAGAATATGCCTGTTTCCGCAAATCTCACCCTTAATGCCAAGGTTTACACCCCTCGGGGTACCCAGGGAGGTATTACATCCTGGGCCTTGGCTGGTGATGCGACTTTTGGTGGTGCTCAAAGTGACGTCACTGAATCAGTCCGTGGTCCCCTAACGAGTGGCAATTGGCGCACTCGTTGGGTGGTTACGGTACCAAAACTGGCTACTGTCGATACTGCGTGCTCTTGCATCGGGTCCATCCTGGGCAAGGGAAAGGCGGATATCGTTATTGATATCCCGACCTCTTTCACGCTTGCCGAAAGGCAAGACTTCGTCGATCGCCTCCAGGCACTCGTTGCACTTTCCGTCTTTGACGTTAGTGTTTCGACCCCGGAAGGCAGTTGGGGTTAATTGATGAATAACTCAGGAAAAATTCCGAGTTACTTACCAAACGATCCTGCATTTCACGAAGATTCCGAACTCGCGTTTCATCGCGTTGTCGAGTTTCTCCGTGAGTGCATTGGAGAGCCGCAAGACTCTCCTTGCGAATGGGATTCTTTTCCTTTCACGTTTCAACGTGTTGAAGAGATCCTTGTTCGCATTCGTACAAACCCATTCAACTGCTGAGCATAAGCGCGGTGCCCTAATACCTAGTGCATCCAACGCTAACTCACCATCTATAGGAATCCTAAGATGTCGACGAATCGTATATGTGACAGTGTCACCTTGGTAGCAATACCTGCTTTCCTCGAAAGTTTGGGGAAAGTTGGTCGTTCTGTGTCTCGCAGGTTTTCTTCTGGTCGTCACAGTGGTATTGAATCAGTTGTCGTTAACCCGAAAGGGTATGATGACTGGCGCGATTTCTATTGTGATTATCAGGCGTCGTGCCTGCTTAAGAAGTTTCCTAAGTTAAGCCTCGAAATTAACACTCCCGAGGTTGCGCTTGAGAAGTTTCGGGCTACAGAGCTTGCCTGCAGTAAAGTTAATACGGCCTTTCGGAACGTATTGACTTCCTTCTCTGTCTCTGACTGGGTCTTACTTTGTAAGGCGCGGTCATATATAGCGAAGGTTCTGGGAGATTTCTCCTGGAATTCTGCGATTCAGTACTGTGATTTTGGGCCCGGCGCTAGCGTCGGTATTCCACGGAAGAGCAGTCACCAATGTGAAAAGATAGGGAATCTTAACCCTACTGTTACACGGGAATGCAGTGTTTTGGCTCGTGCATATGGGGACTTTGATCCTCATATGCGTGATCACATCACCAACCTAAAGGTTGTCGAGGGAAGCACTGTGACTACCGTTCCAAAAGATGCCAGATCGGATCGTGTGATAGCCATTGAACCCCTATGGAATATGTTTTTCCAGAAGGGGATCGGTGGTATGATCCGGACCAGGCTCCGGTTTATAGGGCTTGATCTTAATGGGGGTGAAAAGCCCCCACGAGGTCAAACTTTGAACCAAAAGCTTGCTCGGCAAGGCTCTATTGATGGTTCACTATCCACTGTGGACCTAAGTAGCGCCTCTGATATGATCTCCCTTGGCCTCTGCGAGTTTCTGCTCCCAGAGGATTGGTATCGTGCTATGATGACCGTGAGGTCACCAACTTGTACGTTACCTAATGGAGACCGTGTCTTCTTGCGGAAAATCTCCTCGATGGGCAACGGCTTCACATTTGAGCTTGAAAGTTTAATCTTTTTAGCTCTATGTAAGGCTGTTAACCCCTCGTTGAGAGTTGGTCATGATGTTTCTGTGTATGGTGACGATATTATCGTACCATCCGCAGATACCAAGCCTCTCATAGATCTTCTTCGCTCTGTTGGCTTTAAAACCAATATTGAGAAGACGTTTGTTGATGGGCCGTTTCGGGAGTCGTGTGGTAAACACTACTTCCGAGGTCATGATGTGACTCCTTTCTTTTTAAAGAAAGAAATCTTAAACGTTCCGGATTTATACTATTTAATTAATAGTGTAAAACGATTAGCTTATCGCTTCGCCGGTTTTCAGTACGGCATCGATGATCGCTTCCGTTTTCTTTGGGACTTCCTTGTCTCATTGCTTCCGAAACGCTTCCGAGAGTTGTCATGCCCTGACGGGTATGGTGACTTTGCAGTCGTTCGTGATTTCGATGATTGTTCTCCCCGCCCCTTTCCAGCTTCTGGACAGGTTGAGGGATATACTTTTCGTCGTTTATCTCCTTCTACTGCGCGCTCTCGTTACGATGGCGAACCTGCGCTTATTACTAAGCTTTGGTTTACCCGTCGTTTCCTTGAGCTCGGTGAGATGTCACAGTACAATCTTATCCGAGTACCCAGCGTTTATCGTTGGCGTATTACGAAAGGATTATACCCACGGTGGTCGACTATGGGCCCTTGGGTTAGCCTGTTTAACAGGTGAAGCCTACCCATAGTTATTTGAGAATTATCCATCATTCTCTGGTTGGCGGTCTTTGACTGCCAGG